CCGTCCTCGAGCGCGTCGATGATGAGCTGATCTTCGCGGCGTCGGATCGCTCCCGCGATCGTCTGCGCGAGCTCGCGCTGCTCGTCGAAGTTCACCGTTTGCGCGTCGAAAATGTCGGTGTACTCGGGCGCGTACCAGTTGGTCAGCGTGATGGTCGGCTGCGTGTGCGCGATGTCCATTGGCGTCACGTCGCTCGACGGTGCCGGGCGCTGTTTCGCGAGCCCCTTGCCCATCTTGCGCGGCCGATAGGTGTCGCCGACAACGCCGCCGCGATACGTGACCGTGTTGCGTAACGGCGTACCGACCGGCCCTTGATAGGCGTGCTTGACTTCGGAATCAAACTCGGTGTTCGCGACCGAGCTTAGGAATTTGCTCACTTTGAGCCCTCCACACGAAAAACATTGCGTTTCTCGTTCGGGTGTCCCGATCCTGGGGCCGAACTAGCCGCGACTCGTCGCGACTTTCCGGCGTCCAGCTACGGGCTCAAGTGAGGTGACCGAGCTTTCGGCAGGAGCGAATGTAGTGCAGCAGCGAGCGCTTTGTCAACGTGCGCGAATCATTGCCAGTAAAAAACGACGTCGATCGTGTTCGCCGAGACGACTACGATGCCCGCGCGGCAATTGAGCTGCAGATTGTGGAATCCCACCGCTGGCGTGATCGTGCCGGTGACCGCGTTGCTCGCGGCCGAGGCATGGTCATGCACGACGAGCGTGCCGCCCGTGGTCGAGGACACGTAGAAACCTAGCAGCCGGCCGCGCGAGTTTTTGATTACGGTGGTCGTCGCCGTGTTGACGCGGGTGTTGTTCTGCCGAATGGGAATGCTCATATGCGTAACCTCGTGAAGTGAAACTCAACGCTTGCCGACGACTTCGATGTGGTCGCCCGTGCCGACGATCTGCGCGAGCTCGGCCTGCGCCTTCTGCCGGTTGCCGGGCTCGTCGATCTTGTAGCGGTAATTCTTCTGCTCCGATTTCGCATACCACTTGGCGTCCCAATCGGCTTTCGTCATCGTCGTCGAGACGTCGTCTCCGGCCTTGTGTAGCCCCGGCTGGCGCGTAGCCGTGAGCAGCGTCTCGAGCGCGAGAAAAACCTCGTGCGGCTGCGACCACTTGCCGAGCACAGCGGTCACGGCTTGGTACTGCTCTTCGGACAGATTGGCTTTCGCCCACGTGTCGAAGCCCTGCATGCGCTCGTCCGCGCGGTCACCAATGGATTTCTTCTGCGCAACCGGGTCGATCATTTCGTAATTGCGAATCAACGGCATCATGACGTCGATCGCGAGGCGGTCGAATGTCGATTGCGGCAGCTTGAGCTCTTTGGCTACCTCGAACGCTTTTTTGAGCAGCGGGTCATCGGTTTTCCATTCGAGGTCGCCGCCGAACTGCGTGAGGTCCGGCAGCGCGTAAGTGTCGGGCGGTGGCTGCGGCTCGAGCGACTTGACCTTGGCCGTGAGCGTGCCGATCTGCTTTTCGGCTTCCGGGTACGCGGCCGCCTGCTCGGCGACCGACTTGTACTTTTCGCCCTTGTACCAGGCGGGACGTTCGCCCTTACCCTCTACTCCGTCAGCGTAGAACCACGGTTGCGGTTGCTGCTGGCCGTTCGTTTGCTGCGTCGTCGTTGCTGCGGCTTGTTGGGCTGCTGCTGCTTTCGCTGCGTCTGCCGTTGCTTGGGTTCCTGCATCGGCGGGATTGGCTGCCATGGTGTCTCTAAGCTCCCGGTGATTGCGAGTTGATACTGTCGGATGATGCCCATGACGAACGCACGCACTGCATTGTCGGCGACGAGCTCTTGATAGCTCGCGCTCGCCGGCAGCGTGTGTTCGACGATGGACTTGTACCAGTGATTGAGTAGTTCTCGATCGAAGCTGCGCGCATAGCGGCCCGCGTATTCGATTGCTTTGCTGATTCGTTCACGGCGCTGCTCGTCGGTTTCGAGAAACGGCGGGATCGCACTCATGCCGCTCTACGCGGCCGCATCGGCACGACGTTGCCGCCGCCGCCTTGAGCCTGCTGAATCTGCGCCATGCCCGCCGAGATTTGCTCAGTCATTTGCTTTTTCTGCGTGTCGGTGCGCACGAGGTCGGCGTCAAGCCCGGTGCGCTTCGAGAGCCACGCGGGCAAATTCTCGTACTTCCAGCCCATCGCCATCGCGAGCTGTCCCGCTTCGCCCCCTGCCTTCGCGGCTGCGGCTGCGAGCTCGAACGACTGCTGCAAGGCGAGCAAGTCCTCCTGATCCTGAGCGCGCGCCAACGGGCTCACGTACTTGAGCGTGACCTGCCGGCCGTCGACTTTGATCGGCGGTATCTTGCCGTGCTTCTGCAGGATCCAAACGGTGCGCGACATGATCTTCGACAAGAGCTCGGCTTGAATGCGGCCGAACTCGGCGCCCGCGTCGAGCATGCGGTCGCGATCTTCCTGCGCGAGTTGGATGGCGAACTGCGGCGGCCGATCGGTGCTCGTGCGCCGCGGCCCCATGAGTGTCGTGCGCACCGAGGCGCGCAACTGCTCCATGATTGCATCCGTGATCGCGAAGTTTCCGCCGAGCTCGAGCACGCGCAACGTCGGGTTGTCGTTCGCATTCGAGCCGACCGGGATGATGGTGTTCGGCACAAGCTGCGCCGTGTAGGGGTTGAAAACGCTGTCGCTTATGCCGGTGATCGGCGGGGCAACGACCATCGCCGAGTGACGCAAGAGATATTCCTGCATCGTGTTGAGCGTCTTGATGTCCGGCAGCGCGACCATGGCGCGGCCGCGGCCGTAAATCTCGCCGGAAATGACCGCAGCGCGCGCGACGATCATCGGGCTCGAGTCCTCGTAGTCGTAACGCCAAATAATTTGCTTCGAGCCCTCGTGCAGCGCGACGCCGTAATAGCGCCGATTCTTCGGGTAGTACACCAGCCCCTGAATGATCGGCACCTCGGTATCGGGCTTTTTGTTGATGAGCTCGTTGACTGGCGCCGGCAGGTGCTCTTTCGTCATGCCGCGGTACATGCGCATGAGGTTCCGCGCCAAAGGCGTGCGGCGCATGAACGTGGTCTCAATGCTGCCCATTGGCCCCTCTTCGAGCTCCAAGATCGAGAGCGGCACGGCGTCGAACACGAGCGGATTGTCGGGCTCGCCCTCGTCCTCGCTGAGCGCGCCCGTGCCCGCCATCAAGTCGAGAAACGTCTCAGAAATCGTCGTCGAAAAGTTGGAGTGATTCAGGTAGTGGAAAGCCGTTTCGGTCGCTTCCTGCAGGCCGTCGGTGATTTCAGGATTCTCGGCCTCTTCGGCGGTGATGTCGCCGCCCGGTGCGAGCATTGACCAATGCTTCCAGCTCGGGCAGAGCAGCGCTTGCATGTTGTTGGCGGCCGTATAGGTCGCGTGCTGGCCGGTCGAATCGTACAGGTGCACGGTCTTTTTTTGCCCCGGCGCGTGCCACGAGAACGTCTCGCGCTGCGGCATGCAGTATTCAAACACTTCGCGATAGGTGTCGCGCCAAAGCTCTTTGAGCGATGCCGCCTTTTCGCGCCGCTTGAGGATCGCGGCCCCGTTCTCGAGCTCGCGCGGGAGCCGTTCAATCTGCGGCATGGTCGTCCTGTCCGCGCTGCCGCTGCTTGCGCTTCGCGTCGGCAAACGCCACCTCGTCGTTGCGCTTGACGGCTACGCGCTCGGCGTTGCGTTTCCAGCGCTCGGCCTCAGTCTTGCTATGCGGCTCGGCGTTTTGCGGCTCTTCAGGCCCGTACACGAGCTCGCGCGCTTGCTTCCATAGCGCGTCCGAGTTGCGGCGCACATGGCGCACGGCGTCGTAGTTGTCGCCGCCCTTCGCGACCTTCGCCTCGGCGTCGCGCATGTCGACCAAGGCTTTGAGAATTTCTGCGGCGGTCATGAGTAGTACCCCGACCAACCGTTACCCCCACCGCCTGAACCGCCACCGTCAGCGCCGGCCGCAGCCGTTGCGCCTTGGGATCCACCGCTGCGCCGTTTGCCGAACAACGAGCCCGGTCCCATGCGTCCGCGTGTCAATCCCTTGACTCGCCGGTTTTCTTCGTCGTCGAGCCGCGCGAGCTCTTCGACTTGACGCTGCCGTAACAGCGTCTCTTCCTGGGTCG